GGAGTACACAAGTAAACAGGAAAGTGCGCTTGCATACACAGTCAGCGCTTCGGATAATCCGCAGATCATCATGACCGGCACACCGCCGACAGCTACATCAGGCGGGGATGTCTTCATGCGTCTCCGCGACACGATCATGCAGGGGACTGCAGTTGATGTTGGTTGGGCGGAGTGGTCGATTGACAAGCAGACCGAAGATGTTGCCAATCCTGAGTTATGGTACGAATACAACCCATCGCTTGGAACGGTGCTCAAAGAGAGAAACATCCGAGCCGAGCTATCAACGGGTGAGGTTGACTTTAACATCCAGCGTCTCGGGCTGTGGCTAAAATACTCGCAGAAGTCAGCAATCAGCGCGGCGGAATGGGATGTGCTGAAGGTGGACGCAATGCCGAACATTTGCGACAAATATTACATCGGCGTCAAATTTGGAAAAGACGGCGTCAACACTGCGGCATCTATCGCAATAAAAACCGAAGACAGAAAAGTCTTTGTTGAGACGCTTGATTGCCGACCAATCCGCGACGGTGTTGGGTGGCTGTTGGAATACTTTCACAACCCCAAGGTCGAAAAGGTTGCGATTGATGGCGCAAACGGTCAGCAGATACTTTCTGAAGCAATGAAGCACAACGGATTCACCGCGCCGATCATTCCGAAGGTTTCCGAGATCATTACGGCCAATGCAATGTTTGAACAGGCCGTTGTTCAGAAGGAAATCACGCACATGGGTCAGCCATCGCTGCGGAATTCCGTGACCAACTGCGAAAAACGTGCAATCGGATCAAATGGGGGCTTCGGATTCAAAAGCATATCTGATCTGTACGACATCGCGATCATGGACAGCGCAATACTGGCACACTGGTTAGCGGCAACGCAAAAAGACGATATACCACAACAATCTATTGATTATTAATTGAGCATCCGCAAGGGTACTTTTTTAATACATTTTTGACGTTTACTCACGGTAAAAGAGGGAGAACTTAAAATGGCAGAATTCAAAATTATCGAAACACAGGAAGACTTTGACAGAGCAATTCAGAAGCGACTTGAACAGAAGGACAAGGAAGTCACGGCAAGATTCAAAGATTATCTCAGCCCGGAAGATGTGACCGCACTGAAAGCGGACTATGACAAGCAGCTGAAGGAAGCAAGAAATGATCTGGCAGCCATCACTGACAAATTGTCCAAACACGACACTGAGGTCGCTGATCTGACAGCAAGAGCGGTCAAGGCAGAAACGACGCTGCTGAAAAACCGCATTGCAAACGACAACGGCATTCCAATGACTTTCGCCGACAGACTTGTTGGAGAGACGGAAGACGAACTGAAAAAGGATGCTGAGAGTCTTGCGAGCTACTTCACAAAACCGTCAGCGCCGCCGATGCGAACAAATGAGCCGACCATTCCGGGCGGATCAGCGCCAAGCAGCACAGATGCAGCAATGATGTCGCTCCTGTCACAGTTGACCACGTCAAACAACTAATAAAGGAGAATTAAAATGGCTAATGTACTTCAGACCACCGCAAATGGTGTGACACTTTTCCCTGCAGAACTGACAAATAACATGTACAACCTTGTTCGCGGCAAATCTTCCCTTGCGAAACTGTCCGGTCAGTCTCCGATTCCGTTCAGAGGCGAAACAGCTTGGACATTCACTCTTGACAAGGAAGTTGACCTCGTTGCCGAGTCCGGCGCTAAGTCTAACGGCGGCGCAACACTTGGACAGGTTACAATCACACCGGTCAAAATTGAATATGGTACCAGAGTTTCCAACGAGTTCCAGTTCGCGTCTCAGGAGATTCAGCTGCAGTATCTGCAGGCATTCGCAGAAGGTTTCGCTGCAAAGGTTGCTCGCGGTATTGACATCATGGCGTTCCACGGCCTCAACCCGAGAACCGCAACAGCATCCACAGTTATCGGCACAAATCACTTTGATTCCAAAGTTACCAATACCGTCACATACGCAGCCGCAACAGCTAATGCGAATGTAGATGCGGCTATCGCTCTGATCGAGGCAGCAGAACACGAAGTCACTGGTATGGCAATGGCTCCGGCATTTCGGTCCGCCCTGGCAAACATCAAGGAAGACACGTCTTCCAATAAGCCGCTGTTCCCGGAACTTCAGTGGGGCGCAAATCCTGACACACTCGGCGGCCTGACTGTAGACACCAACAGCACCGTTTCCTTCACCGGCACAGGCACAGGCAACACAAACACTGACCGTGCTATCGTTGGTAACTTCCGCGATTTCTTCAAATGGGGTATTGCACGCGAGATTCCGATCGAGATCATCGAATACGGTAACCCGGACAATGATGCAACAGCAGGCGACCTGAAGGGACACAACCAGATTTACATCCGTGGTGAGGTCTTCGTTGGCTGGGGCATTCTGGTTCCGGCGGCATTCGCAAGAATCGAGGCATAAGGAGGCAACTATGTACACATACCGCAACAAGAAGACCGGCGTTGAATTTGTTTCCGTGACGGAATGCACCGGTGATGACATTGAACTTGTCAAAGCTGATGATCCGAAACAGGACGCAGAAAAGAAGCCGGCGCGAGGTAAGAAAAAATGAATACGCCTTTTGCTACAGTTGAAGACATCAATCTGCTGTGGCGCACATTGACCGAGGCGGAATCAACACGGGCGGAGGCATTGCTTCCGCTCGTATCTGATATGTTGCGGCAGTGTGCGGACAACGTCGGAAAAGACCTTGACGAAATGGCTGAGGAAAGCGATGTATACGCAAGCACGCTGAAGCTTGTCACGGTCGATGTTGTGACGAGGGTGCTTCGGCAGAACACGTCAGGCGATGCAATGACGCAGGAGTCTCAGAGCGCTCTGGGATACTCTTGGTCAGGTACATACGCCGTGCCAGGTGGCGGAATTGCAGGCGCGATCATGAACAACGATCTGAAGCGGCTTGGACTGCTGAATCAGCAGATTGACTCGCTGATGCTCTGGGGATCAGCTGACACTGATAACAAATCATCTGGTGGCGGAACGCCAACCGGCAAGACGGTGTGAATCATAGGAGTTGAGGAGTAATGCAGATAACAGGAACAACAATCACTCTTTACAACCGCACACAGACCGGCACCGATGCGTTCAACCGTCCGGTGTATGGAGAAACAGCGACAACCGTTGACAATGTGCTGATTGGCGAGCCGTCTTCTGAGGACATCATTAACGAGTTAAACCTGACAGGAAAGCGACTGGCATATACGCTCGCGATCCCAAAAGGCGACACGCATGATTGGAAGGGCGCAACCGTGGAGTTTTTCGGCGAACGGTTCAAGACGTTCGGAGCACCCACGCAGGGTCTCGACCATCTGATCCCGCTGTCTTGGAACATGAAAGTGAAGGTGGAGCGATATGAGCAGTAAATTCAGATGCAAAGTTGAATTTGAGTTAAACATCGAAGGATTGCGCGAGCTGATGAAATCAGGCGAAATGCAGTCTGCACTCGATGCCGCCGGAAGTGCTGTTGCAAGGTCGGCAGGCGGTGACTATGGTGTCCGCACTCACGTTGCTTCCTACGTTGCAATTGCAAACGTGTATCCAGACAGTGAAGAAGCCGCAAAAAAAAACTTGAAAGAGAACACACTGGTCAAAGCGCTTGGGTCGGCCGGTCTCGGAATGTGAGGTGTAAAGCATGGTTGAGAAAATTATGCTCGATTATCTGTCGGCGAATCTGACGGTTCCCGTGTTCATGGAAGAGCCGACAGAAGACCTGACGGCATATGTACTGATCGAGAAAACAGGATCATCCGAACAAGATCACATTCCGACGGCAATACTTGCAATAAAGAGTTATGGCGCATCATTGTATGACGCCGCAACGCTCAATGACATAGTCAAACCGGTTGTTAAGAGCGCAATTGAGTTGGACACAATCAGTTCTGTCCGGCTTAACAGCGATTATGACTTTACAGACACCACGACAAAGAAATACCGATATCAGGCGTTATTTGTCGTGACATATTTGGAGGAATAAAGACATGGCAAACACAGTTGCTAATGTAACGACAGGTAAGCCGTCAGTCAGCGGTGCGATCTGGCGTGCGCCTCTGGGCTCCACACTGCCGACAGACGCCACGACAGCACTTGACGCCGCATTCAAATGCCTTGGTTATGTTTCGGAAGATGGTCTGACCAACGAGAACAGCCCAGAGTCTGAAAACATCAAAGCATGGGGCGGTGACATTGTCCTGACCACACAGACAGAGAAAAACGACACATTTGCGTACACGCTGATTGAAGCGCTGAACGTTGATGTACTCAAATCCATCTATGGAGATGACAATGTAAGCGGCACACTTGCGGACGGCATCACGGTTCGCGCAAACAGCACTGAGCCGGAGGCGGCTGCATATGTCGTTGATACAGTCATGAAGGGCGGTGTCAAGAAACGTATCGTCATCCCGAACGCAAAACTGTCCGAACTGTCGGAGATCACCTACAAGGATGACGAGGCGGTTGGCTATGGCGTGACAATCATGGCAATGCCGGGCGGATTCGCAGCAGGCGACAATGACACCCACAAAGAGTACATCAAGGCAGCATAAACGCAAGCACGCAGGGGGTAAGGCATGAGCAACATCGTAAAAGGCACAACAAAGTCAGGATTCAAATATGAGATCGATCCCGGAATCATTAATTCTTGGGAGGCAATGGAATACAGGGCAAAAATCGAAAAAGGCGATGCCGGTGCGGCGTCTGAGGGTTTTCGGTTCATTCTCGGTTCGGAACAGCTTGACCGCATTCTAGAGCATCTTCGGAAGAAAACCGGCAAGCCGTACACATCACAGGACGATGTTCTGGAAATTGCTAACGAAATCATTGAAGCGGCACTCGGAGAGGAAGAGGCAAAAAACTGACAATCCTCGTTGCGATGCTCACATTTGACCGGAATGCGCTGATTTGCGATCTTGCTGAAACTTACCACGTTTATGATATGCGGGCGCTGCCGGTTCCAACACTGGCGGCGCTTGCTTGCGGTTTAAGGGCAGATTCGCGCATCAAGCTGAAGCTTGCTGGAATCAAAGAAGCTTCCAACGAGGTATTACTTGTACAAATATTCGACATTCTGCAGTTGATGAGATATCAGTGGTTCGCGTCCAAGAAAGACGCACCACCGAAACTCCTGTCTGATCTGCTGATCGAAAAGGCACCGACCGTGCCAGACGAAAAGCGTGACAGGGTATTGGCTGAGATATTGGAAACTGCACGAAAGAACATGGAGGGCACAGATGGCTGATTTAGGAAAAGCTTATGTGCAAATCATCCCAAAAGCAGAAGGTATCTCCGGCAAGATCGGGCAGATACTCGACAAGGACGCTGACAAGGCAGGCAAGGACGCCGGTGACAAAACTGGCAAAGGGTTCATTGGAAATGTCAAAAAGGTCATTGCCGGCGCTGCGATCGGGGCGACTGTGGTTGCGGGATTCAAGGCGGCACTGGATGAAGGTGGAAAACTACAACAGTCTTACGGCGGTCTGGATACCCTGTACGGCGATGCTGCCGACGCCGCAAAGAATTACGCACAGCAGGCAGCACAGGCAGGTATATCTGCGAATGATTATGCGGAGCAAGCTGTCAGTTTTGGAGCGAGTCTGAAACAGGCATTTGGCGGCGACAATACCAAAGCAGTTGAAGCGGCGAACACAGCCATAATGGATATGACCGACAATGCCGCAAAGATGGGCACGCCGATCGAGGACATTCAGCACGCTTATCAGGGATTTGCAAAACAGAATTATACCATGCTCGATAACCTGAAATTAGGTTACGGCGGCACAAAGTCTGAAATGGAGCGCCTATTATCAGACGCACAGCAGATCAGCGGTGTTGAATACAACATTGACAATCTGGGCGATGTTTATTCTGCAATCCATGTCATTCAAGGCGAATTAGGCTTAACGGGTGTTGCGGCACAAGAAGCCTCATCCACGTTCAGCGGATCATTCGGCGCAATGCAGGCATCCGCAAAGAATCTGCTTGCGAATCTCGCACTCGGACAGGATATAGCGCCTGCCATGCAGCAATTGGCAACATCTGCAAGCGATTTTCTGTTTAAAAACCTGTTTCCGATGATCGGAAATGTTATCAAGCAACTGCCGACATTTGTATCGACATTTATTCAGACAGGTCTTCCGCAGTTTCTTGCGGCTGGCAAAACCCTGATAACAAGTATTGGCGACGGATTGAAAACGGGTCTTCCGGCATTCCTGTCCAATGCGGGAACGATGATTTCCAATCTTGCAACGGCAATCACGGAGAATCTGCCGACCATATTGGACAAGGGTATTGAGATCATCACGAACGTTGCAACAGGTATTCTGCAGGCAATTCCGCAGATGGCGTCAACCGCAGGCGAGATCGTTACCAACATTGCAAGCTTTATTAGCGCCAACCTTCCAGCCATCGGTCAGAAGGGCGGTGAACTGATCCAGAAGCTTGTTACTGGAATCATTAACAATTTCCCTGCAA